GTCGTCAAGCACTCGACCGTCGATGGTTTGCGAAAGCATTTCCCATGCAGCATCCGCATGCTGCCGAGGCACTTGCAGGATCGGTGCGTGGAAAGATCGACCGTTGCGCCTGTGGGGAATTCCCTGCTTGTCAAGCATTCCCTCGATGTAGCGCAACTTCGGATCGTTGGTGCGTTTGCAAAAAGTTTCCCATGTCATTTAAACATCTCCTTCTTAGACTACGGTCATCAATTACGGGCGACCGTCAGACCCAACCCAACCCATCGCAACAGGGTCAAAGGGTTCTTCCTCATATTCGCAGTTCAGTACCTCATGTACCTGATATGCCCCCTCACCTACAGCGAACCCGTGCCGCTGCGCGTAGTCCATCGCTGCCTGCTCAGAATCGAACAGTCCATATACTTGCACCGGGGAGTGCGGGAAAAAGTGCAACACAACGAATTTGCCAGTTGTCTCGTCCATGTTTAAACCTTTCATGTGATGTCAAGGGATGTCAGGTGGTCCACCAGTAGACCGCCGCAACAGCGATGCCGATGCCGATGGCAATCGCAAGCAAAAAATCCATTGCCGCCTCGGCGCGGCGCAGTGCAGGGTGTTTCATAGCCCCTCCGGAACGTCTACCTCGTCACCGAGGCGGGATGCAACGTAGCAGCGCATGGCTGCAATCAGGGGAGTAGGCCCACTCTGTAGGCCAGCGGCCCACCCACGCTCGTTTCCCAAGGGGAAAACGCCAATTCCCTCACGCTCGATGATTGGGCCACCGATAGCCCAACTGGTAGAAGGCTTGAAGGTGTAGTACCCGTCCGGGGCTAGATCAAACTCAACCCCTTCACACTTCGCCACTGCCCAATCGAGCGCGGTATCTGTCAGTTCACTTGTCTTGATCTTCATTGCTTCTCTCCTTCTTGGTTACAAATTAAGGGCGACCATCATGGCCGACCCACCCCATCCCAGCGTAGTCGTTGGGGTCTTCGGGTTGCGGTTGAGTATCCCTCCACGGGGTGATCGTCCACTCCCCAACTGTGAGGAACTTCTCCTCGGTGCGACCGAACGCCCAGTCATTCGCCCACTTCTCAAACGCTTGCACGATCTCGACCGGGATGTCAGGGTGCGGCACGCCAACTGTGTCGTCAGCGCCGTCGTATTGCCAACCCCACCAATGGTAGTTGTCGCCCGGGGGTGACAGGTTCTCTCCCCACCCAATGCTGACGAGGTAAGTCTCCTCCCAGCGCCCCTCTCGCCCGACGCTGAATCCTTCGTATTCCTGATTCTCACCCCTGTCCAACTCTGCCTTGTCCCATGCGTTGCTGATGCAATCTTGGATGGCATCAATCGTCCACTCGTTGGTGCTGGCGTAACCTCCACCGAGGGTGTCAAAGTCATCAGACACAGACACCTCGACCTTGATCTTGGCGCCGTCCTCTGACCAGATGCGTGCGGATGCGATCTCCTTCTTGCTGGAGTACCAACCCGTGTCGAACGGCTCGTGCGCCTCAAGCGCGGCCTTGAGTTCTGCTTCGCCGTCGTCGTACCAATCAGACAGCCCCCAATGGGCGCCGTCTCCGCGTTGGAATGCTTCAAGTTTCTTCATTGCTTTCTCCTATTTGATAAGTTGACCAAAGGTTCTCAGCGCAGTGTCGAATGCCATTGCGGCACTGCCAACCTGATCTATCGGGCAGGGGTAGATTTCCCATGAAACCTCAAGCGTGCGCTGCCGCGCGTAATTCACGAAGTTCGCTGCCTTGTCGTGCATGTTGAACGCATAGAACCATGTTGGTTCACTCGCGCCAGAGTTAGTGCCGACGCACACAAATACTGTTTGCATGTTTAAATCTCCGTTGCTTTTGCGATAGCGGCCAGTGCCTCGGCCTCGATGGTTTTTGCCCAATGACCCTTATCCATCAGGGCAATGTTTGCAATGGTTTGCAGCGCGGCCAGCATGTCAGGCGCGGCAGCGAACAGCAGTGCCTGCTGCCTGCGCAGGGTCATCGGTCGGTGCGACCCGACGACACGGGCGACCTCGACCTCCCCTTGCGGGGAGTGCTGCCATACCGTTGTGTTTTTCGCGTACATCATGCTGCCACCTTAATCTGCGAGAGTGCGGCACTGGCAAGGTCGGCAGGGTCCACCACCTTGATGGCATTTGTGTACCAGACATCGGCCTGATTCCTCTCGCCGATGCCGATGGCTATTGTCGTAATGCCCAGCGCAGCACCGGCCTTGCACTGCGCACGAACCGCTGCGCCCTTGCCATCGCCATCCGTCAGAACAAACACAACCTTGCGCTGCTCCGGGCGCGTATAGATGCGCTCATGGGCAAGGCGCAGCGCCACCGAGTCGTTAGTGTCGCCCTCGTTATCTACGCACCGCACCGCATGCTTGATGCGAGCGGCAGGGGTTCCAAACGGGCACAACACCGACGCCACAACACCGAATGTCACCACCTCGACCTGCACCCCTGCTGCGCTCAGTGAGTCGATCAGCGCATCACATGCCTGCACTGCTGCACCGATGAGTGCAGGCTGCGTAGCGCCATTGATGTTGCGCTCGACAAACATGCTGCTGCTCACGTCCAGCACAACCGTCACCGCAGAGTCGATACCCTCAGGCTCATCATGACGTTTAAATACCCGATCACTGCCTGCTGCAACACGCGGCAGCACCGCGCTATTGATTGACCCAGCGCGTCGGTTGACTTCATACCCGCTGCGGTCGGTGTGCTCAAACATGCGGCGCACCTCACTGCGCAGGCGAGCAGGCGCATGGACAGGCGGCGCAGGCACTGTGACTTTGTTTGTCAAATGGTGCCCATCCTTTGCAATCACCTCGTCGCGGGTAAATGAGCCACCCGGGGAGGGTTTGCCATCCATGCGCGGCTCGACCTCACGTGCGGGTTGATGCTCGTGCGCCACCGGACGCGCATCGGGCGCGTCAGGCGCGTTTTTCCCGTCGCCTGCACCCTCACCCTCACCCTCGCCCTGATCGCCGCCCTCAGGCCCATCTGATGCGTCTGAGTGGGCATCCTGATTGCCTGCGTCATCGCCTGCGTCATCGCCTTCCTGCTGCTGGTCATCGGGTTGCTGGTTGTCGGGTTGCTGGTTGTCGGGTTGCTGCACCTGCTGCAATTGTTTAAATACCCAATCGGCAATTGCCAGCGTGTCGCTGCTGCTGGTGCAACCAGACAGGCGGCGATGCGCCTCGTCAAAGATCGGGCGCAGGCCACGCGCCAGCGGCACCTTGCGGGTTGCGTGATCCCGCAGATAGATCGCCAGCGCGAACGGGTATTGCGCCGTGTCCGACCAGTCGCTCACCTCCGCTAGTGCCTCGCCCACGATTGAATCCACCAGCGCGGACAGCAGGCCAGCGGCGTTGCCAACCAGACCATCGCGGATGCACCGGCCCTCGATCCACGCATCCTCGACTGCGTTGTGCAGTGCCTGCACGTATTGCCCATTACCGCGCACCGAAAAGGTCGTGTACTTGCGGTGCAGCAGTTCGTGCAAAACAAACCCTGCATACCGTGCCACGGTGGCGCGGCCAATCACCGCATCGTCGGCCACGTTCGCCAGCACCATGTTGCCGCAGGCATTGATGGCGGCAGTGCTGATGCCTGCCCACTGGATCGTGACACGCGGCAGGCCCAGCGCAGCGCAAAGACGATGCGCGAATGCCTCGATTCCCGGGCGCAGTTCGATACCGCGAATGTTTGCGCGGCGCAGCAGTGTTTCGATGTTGCTCATGTTTAAACCCCTTTGATGTTGGATTCGATCAGGCCCGGGTTGATATTGGCAGCGTAGACTGCCTCCAGTGCGACCAGACCCTCGGCAGGTTGTTTGCTGGCAATGGTGGTTGCCCACGCATCCGCGACCGTGTGCCATGAGCAGGCGCGGATGAATGCCATCGCCTGCCGCAGGGAGGGTGCATCAACCAGCGCACCCGTTGCCAGTTGCTGGCGGCAGACATTGATCGCGGCCACAACATGCAGCGCCAGTGCGCGGGTGCATCCAGTGTGTTTAACCAGTGCATCGGCCTCGACGTCAGCAGGCAGGAAAGCAAAGGGGATCGTCCGGGCAAACCGGTCCAGCAGCGCGGCATTCATTTGCCGCACCCCAGCGTACCGGCCAGATGCATCGCCGCTGCCCAGCGTATTGTCGGCAGCGAAAACCATCACCCCAGCGGCGCGGCGATAAACCTTGCCGTGGATCGTCACCGCTGCCCCGGGTTCCAACAAACCATTCAGCATCGCCAGTTCACCGGCATCGCAATTGGAAACCTCGTCCAGCAGAATCACGGACCCGGGCGCAGTGAACGCGCGGAGAAAAGGACCCTCGACAAATTGAGTCGCGCCATTTACTAGACCGACCGCGCCGATATATTCTTCGACCGTCGTGTATTTATGGAAGTTGATGCGGGTAAATGCGCGGCCTGTACGGGCGGCAAATTGCATAATGGTTTGCGTTTTGCCGGTACCCTTTTCACCACCGAGCCAGATATTCTCCCCGGTATATTGCGACTGCACTAAATGCCGCACAATATCGGACCGCCAGATAAACGTGTTATCTACCGGTGGCGCATCATTATGGTTATAAATATCCAGCATAATGTTTGCGGACAATCCGGTAGTAATTCCGAAAACATTATCGGGATGATCCTGCCCAGCAGGCGCAGCAGCAGCAACAGCCACAACCGCATCCTGCGCACCGGCATCAATCACTGCCTGTTTAAATGGACCAAATGCCTGCTCGACTGCCTGTGCGATCAGCACAGCAGCGGCACCAGTGTCAACCCTCGCAGCATCTACCTTGCCTTGCAAAGCAGACAGTGATGCATCTATTTTGTCTAAGGCGGCACCGTGCGCCAAGGATGCAGCATGCGCCTTGTTTGCGATATGCGCAGCACTGTCCAACGATTGCCGCTGAGTGCTGACAACCCTTGTAAGGTTGTCCACCGTGGTTTGCAGGTCCTTGACGTCCTGCGTCCGAACAGCATCAACGACAACCTGATGCGCCGTCGGCGCAGCAGCAGGCGTGGCAGCAGCGCCAGCAATACGCTGCACGGTGGTGGTGCCGTTGTCAACCAGCACCGCTAGTCGGCGGCACATGTCCAACTTATCGCCAGACATGACACTGTGCGCCTGCGCTGCGGTTTTGATCCGCGCCAGCGGCAGGCCCATGAGGGTTTTTTCGATTTGAGTGAGCATGGTTGTCCCCTCAAACAAGGTTGATCGTGTCGCCACAGACACACGTCGGCATGCCTTTGCTGGCCCACAGTGCCGACAGGCGAATGGTGTACCCGCACGATGGGCACAGCCCTTTGAGCAGTCGGGTGGCCTGCGTCTTGCGGGTGGTGGCCTGCAATGCAGCATGCGGGTAATCGCCCAGCCCCGAGATAATGGCCGAATACATGCCATCGAAAGCAGGTCCGGCACTGGTCGCCTTGTAGCCCCGGGTTGCGCTGGGCACGAGGCCCATCGCGTCAGCGATAGCAGCGAATGCCTTACCGTGATTCATTGCACCGGCGCATGTATGCGCCACCTCATGCACCAGCACTGCCATCACATCCCGGGAATTGTCGAGAGTGGGCGCGACCAAAATCTCGTTGGTCTTGTCCGCGCTGGCAGTGTCAACCCAGCACTCGCCGAGTGCCTTGGACCTCTTCCAACTCGAAGGAAACCCGCAGGCAACCCTGATACGGGCAGAGCAGGGGGCAGGCGCGTAGGCCTGAAAGATTGGGCGCAACTCCTCGACGGCGGCGGTCAGCCACTCCTCGCGTGTTGCATAGATGATTGACATTTCAAATTCTCCGGTAGCAGTGCGGGATTGCACTCCAATGCGCCCGGTCGGGCGCATCAGGGTGGAATCAAAATGGAATATCGTCGTGGTCGCAGGCGAGGTCGCAGGACGCAGGGAGGCGTGGCAGAACCTCTGGCCGCGTCTCGCATCCGTCCCAATCGTTATACAGGGCCTCGGCGGCGTGGCCTGCCTCCTCGCGGGTTGCGTAATCACTGATATAGGCAGACTCCGTGCCCACGACAGCATCAGTAAACCGGCAATGCGCCGGTCCGGTAACAACAACCACAAACCGGCCTGCCGCGATTGCGGCGCGGGTGATTTCATCCATCGGACGGCGCTGCATCAGGCTGAGGTGGTAGGCGTCTTGCAGGTCTTTCATTTGTTCGCTCCATTTTCGGGCGGGATTGCCCGGAGCGAATTGTCAAGGTAAACGCAAGCGCTGCGCGCCCCGTTCGCACTATTAAAGTGTAATAGTTTGTATCGCCCGGATGCATGCTGCGGAGCAGCAACGGACAAAAAGCACTGTACAAACATACATGCCTCTAAAACGCACCAGAAACGCCGTAGAGCGATTTTCTGCCGTCAGGCTACCTACCCCTTGACCGGGGTCAGATCGTGCCACCTGCGCGTTTTTTCACATTGTGGAAAAAACTATCCACAAAAATCGGTGGATAACTTTATTTGTCCACAGGCTGTGGATAACTTGACAAACATCTGTTTTTACGTACAGTGCTGTTAATTGATACAGCGGCGCATCCAGCGCCGCGTGAAGTGACATCTAAATCAGCAAGACCATGGTGCAGCGCACAACTCACAAAGACCTCATCAGCAGCATCGAGGATGCGGACCATGCCGAGATCGAGGAGGCAACAGCAGACCTCACCGATGCCGAGAGGATGGCCCTGCGAGCGGAGCCGCCGCCTTTAAATGCGAACAGGTTGGGCCCGGATGGTTTGCCCGGCGCCAGACGGCAGCGGCCTCTGACTGCACAACAAATGGCATTCGCAAGGGGAGTCATAGAGGGGAAATCACTCAGGCAGGCATATAGAGACGCATACCCAAACGACACCAGCGCAGACAACACAATCAGCGCAGCAGCAAACAGACTGATCAAAGACACAAGGGTCAGCCAAGTAGTACAGACGGCGTGGGAAGAGACACAAGAGCATTTGACTGAGGATCGAGCAGCAGCACAAAGGTACGTCATGAGGCAACTGATAACGCTCAGCAAAGCAGGACGCCAAGAGGGTTCACGTTTAAAGGCACTGGAACTTCTCGGCAGAGCGGCAGGCATGTTCCGGGAGTCACCAGAGCAGGCCACTCAGTCCATCACCGCAGAGTCCCTCAAGAGGCAACTTAGCGCCCACCTGCGCCTGCTGGACAACGCTAGGACCTTCCGAGCATCACGGGCGACTGTCGTGGAGCAGGTAGCCCGGGAGAGGTTAAACGGCGATGCGGGGAGGGAGCGGACCCACCCTGCCCCCACCCCCCAAGATAGCGATTGACCACCCCCCTGCGCACTACGCTGTAATCCACTCATTCAAATATCCCCTAAATCAGAACACCCCCCCGTTCCACGTGAAACACAAACACCCCCGGGGTATATATATTTTTAAAAATGAGCAGGCCTATAACAAAAATGACCAGCAGGAGAAAGCTGGTACTTGATTTTGTTGTTGCTTACACAAAGATACATAAATGCGCCCCAACCATGGATGTTATTGCAAAAGCAATTGGATTGAAGAGCAGATCGAATATTCACAGGATAGTGAAGAGGCTGGAGGCGGATGGGTTTATTGAGACAAGGCCAAAGAAATACAGGTCTATTAGGGTTGTTGACAAGTCAATAAAGATTATTTCTTCGTTATGAGTTTATTGACCAAAAAAGAAATTTCTCATTTGCTGTCAATTGTTGATTCTGTTCCAAATTTGGAGAGGCAGAAGATTCATCAATTGTTGGAGATGGACAGGGTTGAGAAATGCAGGGAATCATTTCTGTTTTTTGTTCAGCAGATGTGGCCCGGGTTTATTGGGGGTAAACACCATGCAATTATGGCTGAGGCATTTGAGAGAGTTATCAATGGAGAGTTGAAGAGGCTGATTATCAATATGCCTCCAAGGCATACAAAATCAGAGTTTGCATCCTATTTGTTGCCATCATGGTTTTTGGGTAAGTTTCCAGACAAAAAGATTATCCAAACAGCCCACACAGCAGAGTTGGCGGTGGGTTTTGGACGGAAGGTTAGGAATTTGGTGTCTTCGGAGGATTACCAGAAGGTTTTTGAGACAAAGCTGTCAAGTGATTCAAAGGCGGCGGGGAGATGGAACACCGACAAGGGTGGTGATTACTTCGCCATCGGTGTTGGTGGCGCTGTAACGGGTAAGGGTGCCGATCTTTTGATCATTGATGATCCCCATTCTGAGCAGGAGGCCCGTCAGAACAACCCGGCAGTGTATGACGGAGTGTATGAGTGGTACACATCAGGCCCAAGGCAGCGTCTTCAGCCCGGCGGGGCCATCATTATTGTGATGACGAGATGGGCTAAGAGGGATTTAACGGGCCAAATTCTCAAAAATAGCCAAAAAGACGGAACAAATGAGTGGGAAGTCATTGATTTCCCGGCAATTTTGCCGTCCGGCACCCCTCTGTGGCCTGCCTTTTGGAAAAGGGAGGAGCTTGAGGCCTTAAAAGCAGAGCTTCCGGTGTCTAAATGGGAGGCCCAATACCAACAGAACCCAACCTCTGAGGAGGGGGCGATCATCAAGAGGGATCAATGGATGGTTTGGGAGCATGAGGACCCCCCATCCTGCGAATACATCATCCAATCATGGGACACAGCCTTTGAAAAAAGCAACAGAAGCGATTATTCGGCCTGTACCACATGGGGAGTTTTTTATCGGCCCGACAGCAAGGGGAATTCCAAGCCAAACATCATCCTCTTGGATGCGTTTAAAGAGAGAATGGAGTTCCCAGAGCTAAAAAAGAAGGCATTGGAACTGTGGCAAGAATGGAACCCAGACACCCTGATTGTAGAAAAGAAGGCGGCGGGAGCCCCATTGATCTATGAGATGAGAAGGATGGGAATCCCCCTTTCGGAATATACACCGGGCAAGGGAAGCGATAAGATAGCGCGTGTAAACGCAATTTCTGATTTGTTTGCCTCTGGTGTTGTTTGGTGCCCAGAAACAAGATGGGCAGATGAGGTGATGGAGGAGATGGCCTCCTTTCCCAGTGGCGACCATGATGATCTTGTGGACTCGGCAAGTCAGGCCCTGATTCGTTTTCGGCAGGGCGGCTTCATCAGCATTGATTCAGATGAGCCGGAGGAGCCCAATTTTTACCGAAGAAAGATGGAGTATTACTAATGGCAACTAATCTGATTGAAAAAGCTCTGTATCCCGCCCCCTTTGGGATTGGGTCTTTGGACGAAGAGCCTATTGAGATTGAGATTGAAAATCCGGAGTCGGTGGAGATTCGGGCGGGAGGAATGGAGATTATCCTTGAGCCCGGCAATGAGATTGAGGACCGCTTTGACTCCAATCTGGCAGAAATTCTGGATGAGGGGTCTCTTGGGAAGATTGCCTCTGAATTAATTGAGCTTGTTGATGCCGACATCAATTCCAGAAAAGAATGGGCAGAAACCTTTGTCAAGGGGCTAGAGGTTCTTGGTCTTCATTATGAAGAAAGAACAGAGCCATGGAATGGGGCCTGCGGGGTTTACAGCGCCATCCTGACTGAGGCGGCTATCAGGTTTCAGTCTGAGTCAATCATGGAGACCTTCCCGGCTTCCGGGCCCGTCAAGACTGAAATCATTGGAGAGATAGACAAGAAAAAGGAAGATTCGGCCGAAAGGGTCAGGGACGACATGAACTATCGCCTGACAGAAAAAAATACCGAATATCGCCCGGAGCATGAAAGGCTTCTGTATTCCCTTGGTCTGGCGGGATCGGCCTTCAAAAAGGTTTACTACGACCCATCGATGGGCAGAGAGACCGCTATTTTTCTTCCGGCGGAGGATGTGATTGTTCCCTATGGGGCGTCCAACCTGAAGAGTGCGGAAAGAGTCACCCACATCATGCGCAAAACAAAAAATGAAATGCGCAAGATGATGGTTTCAGGATTTTATCGAGACATTGAGTTGGGGGAGCCCATCAATATTCTTTCCGACATTGATAAGAAAAAGGCAGAACAACAAGGATATCGCGCATCCGATGACAACCGCTATCAAATTCTTGAAATTCATGCTGATTTGGATATTGATGGATTTGAAGATTTAAACGAAGATGGAGAGCCAACAGAGATTGCCCTGCCATATGTTGTAACTATTGACAGAGGAACAAATAAAGTTTTGGCAATTTACAGAAACTGGGAGGAGGATGATCAACAAAAGCGCCGAAGAATGCATTTTGTTGATTATTGTTACATCCCGGGCTTTGGTTTTTATGGGATGGGGTTGATCCATATTATAGGTGGGTACGCTAGGGCGGGAACATCTTTGATTCGCCAATTGGTTGATGCCGGAACCCTTTCCAATCTGCCCGGCGGGCTCAAGGCAAGGGGGATGAGAATCAAGGGGGATGACACCCCCATCGCCCCCGGAGAGTTCAGGGATGTAGATGTGCCCTCCGGAGCCATCAAAGATAACGTAATGACGCTCCCCTACAAGGAGCCTAGCCAAACCCTGCTAACTCTTCTCAATCAGATTACCGAGGAGGGCAGAAGGCTTGGATCAATAGGGGAAATGAAGGTTAGCGACATGAGCGCCAACGCTCCAGTTGGCACAACCCTAGCCCTTCTGGAGAGGCAGCTTAAAACAATGTCGGCGGTTCAGGCCCGAGTCCATTACTCCATGCGTCAAGAGTTTAAATTGCTGAAGAGCCTGATAAGGGATTATGCCCCAACACAATATTCATATATTCCCGATGGAGGGGACCGCCGCGCAAAACAGGAAGATTACGACATGGTGGAGGTCATTCCTGTTTCAGACCCCAACAGCAGCACCATGGCTCAAAGGATTATGCAGTATCAGGCTGTTATTCAATTAGCCAGCCAAGCCCCCCAAATTTATGATTTGCCACAACTCCATAGGCAAATGATTGAAGTTTTGGGCGTTAAAAATGCCGATAAATTGGTCCCCGTTGAGGATGATATTAAACCCAAGGACCCGATTAGTGAAAACATGGATTTGTTAACCGGTAAGCCGGTTAGGGCCTTTATCTATCAAGATCAAGATGCCCACATAGTTGCCCATCAAACCTTCATGCAAGACCCGATGATTGCCGCAACGATTGGGCAAAACCCAATGGCTCAAAAAATCCAAGCCGCAATCATGTCCCATATTGCGGAACATCTTGCGTTTAAATACAGAAAGGATGTTGAGGATCAGATCGGGGTTCCTATCCCCCGCCCCGGCGCCGAACTTCCCGAGGATGTTGAGGTTGATCTCTCAAGATTGGTCTCTCTTGGGGCGCAGCAGCTTCTACAGAAAAACACCGCTCAGGCTCAACAAGCCCAAGCCCAGCAACAAATGCAAGACCCCCTCGTCCAAATGCAACAGGCAGAGCTTCAGATTAAAGCTCAAGAGGCCCAGACAAAAGCTCAAAAGGTTGTGTCTGATTCTCAATTGGCACAAGCAAAACTACAACTTGAGACACAAAAAGCTCAAGCTCAAATTGCCGCTGAATCACAAAGGATTCAAACCCAACAACAAATCGAGATGGCCCGCCTTCAACAACAAGAAAAGCGCGATAACCAAAAGGTTCAGGTAGATATATTTAAACGAGGCAACAAATGAACGAAGATGCTCGATTGTTAATTATTGTTTTGAATCAAATAAAAGAGAGAGAGTCAATACTCTCTGAAAGACTTGTATTGGGGGGCGCAAAAGATTTCCCCGAATATCGAGAATTGTGCGGCAACATTCAGGGTCTGTTGTTTGCTCAATCCATAATCCAAGACCTTGTACGTAAACTGGAGCAAATTGACAATGACTGAACTTCTAGTGAGTCAGGACGGAAAAACAACCACCTCACTGCCTACGTCGGCGGAAGAAAAGGCAAAACAATTGCCCGATCCTGCCACGTACCATCTTCTGTGCGTCCTGCCAGAGGCGGAGGAGGAATATGAAAGCGGTTTGGTAAAGGCCGGGCAAACTCTTCATTATGAGGAGGTTCTTTCGCCAGTTTTGTTTGTGGTGAAGGTCGGCCCGGATGCCTACAAAGACGAGAAAAGATTTCCATCTGGCCCGTCTTGCAAGGTTGGGGATTTTGTGTTGGTTAGACCCAACACAGGAACCCGCATAAAAATTCATGGCAAAGAGTTCCGCATTATCAATGATGATAGTGTGGAGGCCGTGGTTGAAGACCCCCGTGGCGTTTCCCGGGCCTAAGGAGTAAATCATGGCAGAAAACACTACCTTTGAATTTCCAGACGAGATTGAAGAAAAAAAATCGCCCGCTGGCAAAAAATCCCAAGAATTAACCGAATCCAATTCGGCTCCAGAGATTGAAATTGTTGACGACACCCCGGAGGAAGATCGTGGCCGGGCACCAATGTCAACCCCTCCACAAGAGCCAACAGATGAGGAGTTGCTCAATTACAGCCGGGAGGACCGGGCGCAAAAAATTCGTGAGTTCACCAAGGGATATCATGAGGAAAGGCGGGCAAAGGAAGCCGCCCTGCGCGAACGTGAGCAGGCAATTGAAATTGCCAAGGCGGTTATGGCAGAAAATCAACGCCTAAAGGGGACCGTTGATCAAAGCCAAGCCGTTTTAATTGAGCAGGCAAAGCGAGTTGTTTCACAAGAAATTGAAGAGGCAAGACGCAAATACAAAGAAGCTTATGAGAGCGGGGACGCCGACGCCCTCGTTTCCGCACAAGAAGAATTGACCTCCGCCAAACTAAAGGCGGATAAAGTAAATCATTGGAAACCACAGCCCTCTTTACAACAAGAGAAAAATGCTGTACAAACTCCAACAGCCGCGCCACCGCCGGTTATTAAGCCTGACCCCAAGGCAGAAAATTGGCAACGAGCCAATGAATGGTTTGGACAGGATAAAGAAATGACCGCCTTTGCTTTGGCGGTTCATGATCGGTTGGTGAACGAGGATCGAATTGATCCAACAAGCGACGAATACTATCGACGCCTTGACGGCAGGTTACGCCAAGTGTTCGCAGATAAGTTTGATTCTGCTGAACCCGCTGATACGAGACAGCGCCCCAAATCAAACGTGGTCGCTTCTGCAACGCGCAGCACCGCGCCCAAGAAGATTACGTTATCTTCATCGGAAGTGGCTATTGCCAAGCGGCTTGGTATTCCTTTGGAACGCTATGCCCGCGAAGTTGTGGTTTTGAGGAGAAATACAAATGGATGAGACGGAAAAGCAAAAGCGGGCACCCCGCGAAATGGAAAACAGAGAGTCAAGCATGCGTCCCACAAGCTGGACGCCACCCACTCTTTTGCCAGAGCCCGAACGGGAAATGGGGTGGAGTTACCGCTGGGTTCGAACCAGTACGCTAAATTCTGCCGATCCAACCAATATTTCTACAAAATTCCGCGAGGGATGGGAACCTGTCAAGGCTGCCAGCCAACCCAAACTCCGTTTCCTGAACAACCCAAATGGGCGGTTTCCGGAAGGAATCGAGATTGGCGGTCTGCTTTTATGCAAAACCCCAACTGAATTTACTGAACAGAGAAATGAATACTATCAAAAGGTGTCAGATTCTCAAATGTTGTCGGTAGATAACAGTTTTATGCGCCAAAGTGATGCCCGAATGCCTCTGTTCAAGGAGAGGAATTCCAAGGTGACTCTAGGCAAAACCATTTAAATTTTAGGAGTTAAACATGGCATACCCCAGTGTTGACGCCCCCTATGGCTTTAAACCCGTCAATCGACTTGACGGACTGCCGTATGCGGGTGCAATTCGTCAAATCCCCGTTGCCAATGCATACGCTCAGAACATCTTCTACGGCGACGTAGTTCAGATTTCTGGCGGAACCATTGTGCGTTCCTCGTACACCCCCGCTACTTCACCAACCACGCCTATTGACGGCACCGTTGGCGTTTTTGTTGGGTGTTCGTACACCAGCCCATCTACCGGGCAAAAACTGTTTGCTCAGTACTACCCGGCAAGCACCGCCGCAAACGACATCATGGCGTTTGTTGTGGATGACCCGCGCGCACTGTTTAAAGCAGTTGTTACTACCCAAAGCACTTCGCTGGCTAACACCAGCACCACTGTGGGCTACATGAACCCGGCCTATGTCGGTTCCAATGCATACCAAATTGGTGGCGGCGGCGGCGTGTCGGGCAGCACCATTACTGGTGATTCGGCGTTTTCTGTGTCTGGTGGGGCAGTGTCTTCTGGCACCGCAGGTACTGGCGCTCGGGTAACGACCGCCGCTCCGTTCCGGGTTGTTGGTGTGGTTCCTGAGACTGCTGTGACTCTTTCGGGCACTGGCAGCACCTCTGGTTCTAGCGCAACCGTGACCCTGACCGCCGCTGTGACTGGCCTCAAGCCCGGTATGCAGTTGATCTGCCCGACCGGAACTGGAACGCTTGCTGGTAACTATTCGACCGTGATCAACGTGGCAACCACCACGCTGACCTTGGCTTCGGCAGTTACTCTGGCTTCTGGTTCGTCGCTGTCCTTCGTGGGCTACCCCGAAGTTCTGGTGGCATGGAACGGCAATTTCCATTCCTACAACAACACTACCGGTGTTTAAGGAGTAAATCATGGCAATTTCTCGTGCCCAACTACTGAAAGAGCTTCTTCCCGGCCTGAACGCCCTGTTTGGTCTGGAGTACGCCCGTTACGGCGAGGAGCATAAGGAAATCTACGAAA